TCATTTATATCTAATGGAACATATCCACTATATTCGTTATCTCGGTATTCTTTAAGTAATTCTAATTCTTCATCGCTCAATCGTACTGTGTTAGAACGAGGCATAATAATGTATACGTACTGCAAACACTTAAGTCTTTCGGTAGTAGCACAGAATCTACATATAAACGGGACGACGCACATTAGATATAAATGACTACGAACGGTCAAGAGCAGGTGGCTTACAGATGAGTGTTCAGAATATTGAAACAGTAAACGTTCTTGAGTTTGAGCGCCGTGAGGCACACCTATCTGAAAATGAGCAGGATGGGCCACCTTACACGATTCATGGTGTTGCCCTCGGCTCGGGTGATGTGACTCATGGTTCCTCTGGAATCAAGAAATTATGGCCCGGTGAAGAACTTGCGAAAGCCGCAGAAACACTTCAAGGCAAGAATCTTGTCGTTGACCACAACAACTCCTCTAATGGTGTTGTGGGTCGTGTAACAAAGGCTGGCTACAAGGATGACGTTGGTGTCATCTACGAGGCAGAACTCTTTGACAAGGAACTTGCGGAGAAGGTAAAGGATGGATTGCTTGAAGTCTCTATTCGTGGATACCACGTTGACGTAGACGAGATGGAGGAAAAAGAAGACGGTGTAAAGGTTGTCGAAGATATTCAATTTGACAATCTTTCCATTGTCCCGAAAGGCGCATCACCGAGCAACTCGCTCGAAATGGGCGCTCATTCGGAACTCTCCATTTCAGAACTTGCCGAATTTACTGATGGCTTGGAAGAACTTCAAGAATTTGAACCGTCTGATTTCGTCCAATGGGACGATAATCACGGAATCATCTTCAAAGTTGAAGATGGTACGGCTACCGTTGAACTAATGGAGGAGATTGACGGTAAGTGGCGTGCGACTGGCGAACAATCTGAAGTTTCTCTTGACGACCTTGATGAATGGGACCTCGATGAAGATGACATCGGCGCTCCCAAAGATGAGGAAGAAAATGCTCCTCCCGAGGACTTTATGTTTGACTCCGAAGATGAGGCGCTTGCGTTCATTGAAGGCAAGGACGGCCTTACGGGAGTTCACGAAATGGATGGCAGTTGGATGCCCGGTGACACTCACGAGGAATTTGTAGAGTGGCACGAGGAGAAGCACTCAACTGAAAACATCTCTCCCGAGAACTTTATGTTCCAATCTGAGGACCGAGCGATTGAGAAATCCCGGCAACTCGGCCTCGAAGGTGCGACTCACACGATGGAAGTCGAAGGAGTGACATACTATATGCCGGGGGAAACTCACGAGCAGTTCCTTGCGGCCTATATGGAAACCGGGGAGTTGTCCGCGCTTCCAGAAGAACTCAACCGTCACTTGATGGACAGGAAGCATCCGATGAAGGATAACCGTGACCTTGAGGGGGAGAACCCTGAAGGAGAAACACACGGCGAGCCTGAAGATGAAGATGATGTTCCGTCTACTCCTGAATGGGAAGATGGAATGATTGTCCAATGGCAGGTTGAGCCACAACTCTTTGGAAAGATTGTTCACGTTGACCGAAAGCGTGACATCGTGATGGTAGAAATTCACGAAATGAAGAACGGTGAACTCATTTCGACAGGATTCACCATCTCTGCTGGCTTCTCCGATATTCAAAAATTCCGTAAGGGCGCTGTTCAAAGCGGCCATATGAAGGATGAGGAGGAGATGGCCGCAGAAGGCGATAAGGTAATGTGGGAATCCTCTGGCGGAGACGCACGCGGCGTCGTTGTTGACCGGAGAACTGAAGGCTGTTTCGGAAGTAGAATCGACGGTGATGTGAAGGTTTGCGCCTCGGAAGACGAGGATGCACTTCTTATCGCAGTTGTCGAGGAAACTGAAAATGGCTGGAAGCGTTCCGGTACAATCGTCGCACATAAGGAGAACACAGTCTCGGAGACTGATTTCTCGATGCGTTCCTCCTCGCAAAATGAGGAAACATACTCCGATTACCCTGAAGCCGCAAAGGAGAACGCGCAGATGGCCCTTGACGCAAGAGAGCAGACCGGCAATCCGAATGATTGCGGAACCGACGTTGGTTGGGCAAGAGCGAATCAACTTGCTTCAGGTGAAGCACTCTCACGCGATACCATCGAGCGTATGGCTCAGTTTAACCGTCATCGTCAGAATGCTGATATGTCTGATGATGAAGGCGAGGCTGACTGTGGCTGGATGATGTGGAAGGCGTGGGGTGGCGATGAAGGCGTTGATTGGGCGATTCGGAAGTCCGAGTCGTTCGAGGAAAACGCAGAACTTCAGGCGATGCACGAACCCGAGTGGGATTCCACAGCAGATAAGGAATGGAATGCTCCTGACCTTGAAGACTTTACGGATGAGTCGTGGGACGACCTCTCGGGTGATGAGCGAATGGATATTGCAAACCACTTCCTCGTTTCGAAGACTGGCGAGATGCCGCCGGAGCGATTCTCCGACCTCGCGCTTCCGGTTGTGGAACCTGATGGCACGCTCAATCTAAACGCCTTGGCAAATGCGAAGGCGCGAGCGGGTCAGGTTGAAGGCGTATCCGCAGAGGATGAGTCGGAAATCAGCGATATGATTGACCGACTTGCCAATGATAACTTCGAGGATGCAACTTTCGGAGACGATGAAGAAATGGAGTCCGGCACTCCTAAACTTGCCGGGGTGTCTGTCCTCACCAGCGATGACTTCCGGCAAAGTTGTAAGTCCGGGGAGAGCGAGATGGACTCGAAAACAAAAGTGATTAATATGACAGAACTAAGTGAAGAACTTCAGGCCCGGCTTGAAGAACTTGAGGAACCCGTCGCCGTAGAGGAGACGGACCTCGACGAACTCCAAGAAAAGGCCAACAAGTACGAAGATATTTCGGAAGATATTTCCGAACTACGAGAGCGTACCGAGGTTCTCGATGAAGTAGACCGTGAACTCGTGGACGAACTTGCTGACTCCGACGAGCCGATGGTCATCGAGTCCTCTCGCTATGAGTCTCTCTCGGACGAGGCAGAACAGGTGAAGAAAGTATATGCCAGCAATCTCGCTGAGGAACTTGGCGCATTTGACGCTGAGGAACTGATGGAGAAGTTCTCCATCGAGGAACTCCGTTCCAAGCACGCAGAACACGTTGGCGACCTTGAGGAAGAACTATCCCCTGACCCGAAGGGTAGTGACCCAAGTGAGGAGGAACTTTCCGGTGACTACAAGACTGAGGAAGAACTTGAGCGAGACGAAGAAGTCTCGCAGAAGCAGGAAGAACTTCGTCAGAAGATTCTCGGGTAAAATTTAGGTGATTTAATATGTCAGGTGTTCAAGACGTAAGCGGCGGTATGGAAGTTCGCCGTAACGGTGACACGGTTGGACTGCCTCATTCCGAGAGTGACGGTACTCTCCTTGAGAATGCGACAGTTCAGCCCGGCGATGTTGTAGCGTATGATGGAACAACTATCTCGCAGGCCGGAGAAGGTGACGAGATTGTTGGCGTTCTCGTGAGTTACGAGGTATACGGCGCATCCCATCAAGGTGAGAAGATTGACAGCGACGTTGACGCAAACGTTGCTGTTCGTGGAAATTACAAGGCTCGCGTGAGCGGTGACGTTTCTGCTGGCGATGCTCTCGGTAGCATTGACAACACTAACGGGACCGACACCGATGCTGGTGAGTTTGGGTCTGCGTCTCTTGCAAACTCCAACTCGCTTGGCCTATCCGCCCGTGCTGTAGAGGTATACACGGATGGTTCGGGTCAGCATTGGGCTGAGGTGGCCCTCTAAACTTAGAGGTGAATAATATATGACACTAACTACTAATGACGTAATCACGGAGGACTTTGTCCGTGAAACGGTTGAGGAAGTTCTTCAGGAGAACCTTGTCTACCGACAGGCTTTCCGAGAGATTAGCGCAACGGGCATTCAGTCCAACTCTTACACGTTCAACATCGACAATGACGATATGGGTTCGCCCAACATCATTGCCGAAGGTGAGGAGTTCGAGCGTGACCAGAGTTCGGTCAATCAGGTAACTGTTACCTTCAAGAAGTACGGTGGCGAGGTTGCCATCACTATGGAGGCGATGGAAGACGGTATGATTGACTTCAAGGCACGCGAGGTCGAGGACCTTGCTCGTGCAATGGCTGAGAAACTGAACGACGAAGCCTTCACCGAGTTGGACGGCAACGTTGACTCGACGGTTGGTGACGGTGACGACGTTCTTACCTTCAGCGACATCCGTGACGGTATGGTTGCCGTTCGGCAGAACAATTACAATCCTGACCTCCTTATCGTGGACCTCGACGGATACGGGGACCTCCTAACGGACAGCAACTTCAACCGGGCTACTGAGTCTGGTGACGAGGTTGTTGCGACTGGTGAGGTTGGACAGATTGCCGGGATGCGAGTTGTTGTTGACAACACGCGAAGCATCGGTACAGACGAGGGCGGTTCCGACTCTGACCCGAAGGCTGGCGCGTTCGTCATTGACACGAGTCACTACGGCTACGAACTGACGCGGACCCCCGTCTCTACGAACGAGTACGAGGACCCCGAGCGTCAGGCAGACATTATGCAAATCTTCACCCGCAAGGCGTGGAAGGCTATCTTCCCCGAGGCGGCTGTGAAGGTTGACGCATAAACAGGGAACGCTCTCTGTTGTAGTATCGCTTTATTGCTACTCGACACCCTAAAATATATTGGATTATGGCATACGACCCTAAATACGTGACTGTTTCTGACGTTCCTGTGCAAATTCCTGATGATTACTCTAACGAGGAGAAGGAGGATGCGCTGGAACACGCAGAAGCGTCACTCGAATTAGACTTAAATAATGGTGAGGCCATTAATCCGTCGAATATCACGACGATGATGCGAGCCGCAATCAAGCAGTTGGCGACCTGTCAACTTGCAAAAGGTGCGGAGCATCCTGACGATATTTCACTCGGAGACTTATCGGACACGGGAGACACGAAGGTTTCCTACGCCGAGTCGTTCTGTGATGAGTATGAAAAAATCGTCGGTAAGTTGCTTCAGCAAGGTGTGCTGAAAACTGAAGACGCTGATTCGACGCAACCATATACATACTCAACGTCAGACCCTACTCCGGGCAATCGGTGGTCCTGAATGACGTTTGACGTTAATATTGATGCATCAGACATTGAGCAATTACAGGCTGATTTATCAACAATAAATATTCGAGACACGGCTGACGACGCAATGCAAAACGTTCTCGAAGATGAGTTCGTTCCCTTTCTTGTAGATAAGATTAAGGCAAAAGGACTCATTGGAGAAGGACCGGATAAAGGTCCCGGCCCACCGCTTGCAAGCGAAGAAGCGTGGGTTGTAGAACGTAACGGCAATATGGATTATACGGTTAAGACAATTCCTGTCGTCTCCGAACGAGCGTTCTATCTCGAATTTGGGACTGCAAATCTCATCTACGCGGAGGATGTAACAGAAAGCGGTGTATTCCGCTTCGAAAGCACAGAAGGACCGACATCTGGAGAAATAATCTATCCGCAGGTTATTCAAGGTGTTGACGAATATTCCTTCTTCCGAGAGGCAGTCCAAGAGTTTCAAGCAAAGGACAGACTACTTGACCAAGTGGCCGACGAACTTGTTGACCACATCCAAAACAATCTACACTTCTAATGACACCGACACAGGTTTTGTACGAAATTGAAGATGCGTTGCAGGATTCATCGGAACTTCCTGCAAGAACCACGTACATCGTACAAGAAGTTGACCACGATGGTCTTGAAGCAGGAGCAAAGATTCCTGTGATTCAGATTACGCCTGTGTCGAGTGCAAGAATTACAGACTTCAACACCGACCTTTCTGGATATGTCACCGATGACAACGGGAACCAGATTGGTCGAGTCTACCACGCCGAATACACGATGACCATCCAGATTGACATATTAACAGTAGACAATAGGTCACAGGATGATGAGTGGATTGGGCCAATGTCCGATGCATTAAGAAATGCGCTCTACCAATACGACTCTGCCGGTCCCTCCCGACAGTTGGCAGAATCAGTTTGGCGCTTCACGGTTGATGAAGGCGAGCGCATAGATGATTTGACGATGAATCCAACACTCCGCCGATGGCGTCAGGATGTAACGCTGTGGGCATACGAGGAGTTCGAGACGACAGAAGATTACATCGTCAGCGTCGATTATCCCACAGACGACGACTTCAATGACTCTGACGACGATGGTGTCATTGAAAATGTGTAATGCAATGTATGGGGTTATGTCGGGTAGCAATTTAAGCAATGACAAACCAAAGGTGATTTAACATATGGCAACTTACGGAGACTTCCCCGGTATTCAAGTAACGACTCAGGGTGGTGCAATCTCTGGCATCGCACTCGGTGCTGAGGAGATTCTTGTCATCTTTGGCGAAGCCGACCTCGCAAGCGGTTCCGGTAGCGTAAATAACCCAACTCAGATTGGGGCACGCTCGGAGGCTGACAGCATTTTCGGAAGCGGTTCCGAACTTGCTCAAGCGATGCGAGAGGCTCTCGCCAATGGTGCGAATCTCGAATACCTCTACGGAGTCGCAGTAGACACGACGGCAGTAACAGACGAGAACTTTACCTCCGCTTCGGGAACCCTCGCCAATGCGCCGATTGTGGAAGACGCTTCCACGCTTACAATCGAGCAAACGGCAGGACCTACCGATATGGATGTGCAGTTCGTCTATGAAAGTCCACCAGTTGACCCTGCAAACACGGACGACACAGCATACGTAAACCCATACACGGGCGAGTTTGTTGTAGACTCCAGCGGGTCCGACGATTACGACATCGACTACGAGTATCAGGAGTGGAGTACGGCACTCGACTCGGCTGATAACGTTGTCGGTGAAGACGATACTGGCGTTTACGTGACTCTTTCAGAGGCAGAATCGGTTGCATCGACTCTCGATACAAAAGTTCAGGACCTTCGTCCAAATTATCAGATGGTTGTCGGATTCGCAGGCGCACAGCCTAACGATACCGAAACCGACGAATCTGGTACTCGGATTCAGGCTCCGAACTTCGATACGGCAAATTACAGCGATAGTCTCGATTCGGACGACCTGTTCGCGTTTGCTCCTGTTCGGTTCGCGCCGATTACGGCAGATGGCGAAACTCGTCCATATACGAGGACAGTCCTTGGTGGAATTAGTGGCCTGTTCGCAGGCTCCTCTATCAATGAGCCGGTTTACAATGACGTTGTAAACGTTCTTCCTGACGACAGTAATCGTGACCTCGAACAGAAGTTCACGAAGACAGAGGAAGACGAAATGGCAGGAGAAGAAGTCATCCCGCTTCGGCAGGGTGCTTCTATTCGTGCAAAACGTAATCTTTCAACCTC